GTTCCAGAAGTTCCTTTGGTGTTTTAGTCAGCAGTTGTTCAATAGTGGTGATACCTTTACGCCTCAATGCTCGTATTCGGTACTTATCGGGTTTTATCCCATTCGATAAGGTTTCGATTGGGGTCTGAACGGGTGGTGTAGGCGGTTCCCAACCCATCAGGAGGAGCATAGCCCTGTTATCTTCGGTCAGTTGAGTCAACCTGTCTCCGATAACGTCTAGCTTGTCAATTATCCTCATCAATAATCTCTGGTGATATGAAGCGTTCATGTTATCTCCACATACCCCTCGGATGTCCACCGATACCAAGTCTTTCCATCCTGTTTAGTCCAGGGGCCGAACTCGTTCTTACGCCCTCCAAAGTATGGCCTTGCATGGTTCTCAGCTATCAGGATGTCATTAAGGTTCTGGTCATTAACCCATAGGGTTCCCAGGATGCGCCCGAACTTGCCCTTGCCCTCCTTGAAGGTCTGCAGGTATATGGGAGTTCCCTTCTTGCCCCTGACACCAGGGTTGTTGCTTTTAACCAGCTCCTGAAGTCGGGCTTTACTGGCTTTGCCCAGGGTCTTTTCCCGCTTGTTACGGGTTCGGCTCTCTGGCGTATCTATACCCATAAGCCTGATACGCTCCTTGTATATCATATTGAAGCCGAGGTCGATATCTGCATCTACCGTGTCCCCGTCAACCACCCTGGTTACCTTGCATCGGTAGATATAGTTAGGTGCTACCATCTTGCACCCCTCATCTCTTGCATATGGCTATTCTGTTCTAATGACAGTTCTGCCAAGCGTTGTTCTTGTTCCATTCGTACTGCATACAGGGCAGACGCTATAGTAGCTATGCCAGTTCGGGAATACCCGCTTTTGCCACGCTTTGCATTCTGCTCGATGTCATATTGCGTATATACCCATTTGGCCTCCTGTAAACACTCCAACATGATTTCCTTTGTCATATGTCCTCCTGTTTTGAAAATTGAGCATATTGCTCAAAGAGCCACCGCTTCTTTTCTAAGGAGTGCGTTCATCTTTCCTGCGTATTCCTGATCACTTGCGGGGAGCATAGCTATGTAAGCGGCGGTCATCTCTACATCTGTGTCATAAAACACCCAGTCCTCAGAAACCTTTGTAAGGCGTTGTCCAGTAGGTGAACCGTCCCACCAGGAAAATAATAGCACGAGGGCGGCGTTATCTTCGGGGTTATAGTCCATGACCCTGCCCTGCCACTGAACCCCCCACCCTGCTAACTCGTCCCACAAAAATGTGTGGAAAAATTTTCCGGTTATCATTGACTCCTCCTATTTCTTAGGTTTTCGTGGATACCTGGGGTCTTTCATTCTTCCTCCTGGTACAGGGTGATATAGTGCGGCGTGGTTGGGCCGACATAACTCCCCATCGTGTTGAAGCTAAAGAACTCTACTGCATCCTCATATGTCATACCGTCCCTTTCCATCAAGACCAGAATGCACTTGTCATAATCATAAGCAACAACTGGTTGCGGGTGACTTGGAGAAGTGCAAATGCCCAGGAAAGCATCCTCGTAACCGTCGGCAGTATACACCTCCTCGTCACCTAACTGATGTAGCAACCAGGGTGTCCATTGGTCGGTATTCATGACGCTCCTTATTATGGGGTTGGAGGACTTAGCAGCAGGGGTAAGCAAAGAACAAAGTTAATAGCATAGAACACAAATTTATAAATTTTCCGCACGTTAACGCACTACTCCAACCCCTGTGCATCACTTTTATTGTCGCACACGTTGTCAATACGCAAAAGAAAACCCCCTCCCCGACTACTACATCGGGGAAGGGGTAAACAGGCCGCTTTTGAATCGCCGATTATGCTTCACTATCTTTGTGCATTCTGTTTCTCCTTGCTACCGTCATTCTTAACCCATCCAATCACAACCCCCAGGGCGATGCCCACAAGAATCGCCCACCCTGCAACTGCTGCGACTAATGTCTTTTCCTCTACATCCATATTCAATTCTTGGCCTCCTAAATACCATGATATGCTACACCTCATTCCAATACATAAACGGCAGGGCGTAATGCTCGCCTCCAAGCATACTGTGTAGATTTCCGGATTCATCCCGCCATGATTTTTCTCTGATTAACGATGTAGGGGCAACATAGGATTTCTTTGCCGTTCGGTTTCTTACCAATACCCACTCGCAATCAGGCCAGATATCATCAAGATAGGATTTATCTACGGTAAACGCTCCTCCCGCCTTCCAAAGCCGATGATTCTGAAATACCCACTTGCTATACGTTTTGGTTTGGGGGTTATACTCACCGATTGGTTTTTTACCATTTATGGTACTGACCTGGGCTTTCATCATTCAGCCTCCTTAAATATCACGAACTCTCCTCCTTTTACTTGTATTCCATCATTAAATGCCATGCTGCTGCAGCCACCTGCGGAACGATTCCGTTCCCCAGGATTTTGAGTCGCTGTGTCCTATTGGTAGCCCCATCAGCCACTCCACGAAACTGGGATTCAGCCTCTTTGGTGAGGGCTGGGGAGAGGTCTGGTCGCTCTCTGATGACCCACTCCCATCCGTCTGTGTCATTGGGGCTTGGGGGCCAAACTGGGATTGCTCCGTGATAGCTCTGAGCTTCGGGTGGTTGCCCAACATCCTCTGCATCTTCCCAATAGGTAATCCCGCTGCGTCCTCGTTGGCTGTCGGAGTCGGCCAGTTGTCCATCATTGCTACTGCTTCCTCTAAGTTGCTGTGGTATCCGTCCTCTCTGATTTGTATACGGCGAGTCATCTGAGTCCTCGGAGTCGGCCAATGTTCCGTCACCGCATCCAGCCTCGCTCCGTACTCTGTCCCTGTTGTATCCGATCTCCTCACTAGTTTGCCGTTCTTCTCCACCAGGGTTCCTGATCCCCCCTTCCAATCCCTCGTAGCCGGAGTCGGCCACCCCGATGCACCACCATCGCTTTCTACGGTGGGGTGCGCCGATATCATCAGCCCCCAACACTTCCCATCTGACACGATACCCCTCTTGGGCAAGTTGTCCAACAATGACGCTTGCGTAGCTTGGGAATCCCCGTCCAACATCGCCAGAAACGATATTTGCGACATTCTCCAAGAATAGGATGCGGGGTCGAACTTCTCTGACCACTCGTAGGGTTTCTGGCCAGAGGTTCCTTTCATCCTCCACTCCTTTGCGTAGACCTGCGATACTGAATGGGGGACAGGGGAAGCCCCCCGTGATAATGTCGATTTGTCCTCGCCAGGGGTTTCCGTCAAAGGTTTTGATATCCCCCCAGATGGGGGCTTCGTCCAGTATTCCGTCTGCAATGCGAGCCTCCAAAACAGCCTGGCAGTATTTGTCTATTTCGACATAACAGACCGTTTTCGTATCTACCCCTGCAAGCCTTAACCCCAGGGAGAACCCGCCGTATCCCGTGAATAACGATAATTCATTCATCTCTGTCTCCTAAATATCACGGACTGTTCTCCTCTTGACTGGTTCCTCGTGCAGTACAATTCCCAAATCCTTGGCTACATCTACCAGGTGGCCGTTAGAAGCCACCTTGTCCTCTATAGGCGGTTCCGGATCGTACTGGCTCTGCACCTCTTTGTCCTCGGTAGGCTCGTTCCAACCCCAGTTATCGTCCTGCCCTAAACTGGACAACCTACACAGCCATTCCTGTCCCTGGGCATCCTTGCGGATATTTACTTCCTTGGCCAGCTTCTTATATTTGTCGGTGCTATTACGCAACGCCCAGAGGTAGTTCCGCAATGTCCCCGCCCTGCTATCCTCGGCAGGTGTTAGCTTGGGCTTCGCCTCTGTCTTACGGAGTTTCAGTATATCCAGAAGCCAGTTCACCGGAATCTTATGGTGCGGTGTTTCATCTAGCTTCCAAACCAACTGCTCACGCAGACTTGCTCGGCCCTGGAACTCAGGAACCATAGACGGATGCTGTGGGGCTAGGACTACCTGTTCGGGGTCTGCGGGGTCACCTATAAAGTCCATCAGGAAAGTGACATTCCCTACCCCAGGGCCATCGTTCTCCTTCTCCTGTTCTAGCTGGATGGACAATTGCCCTATCCCCTCATTCTTACTGCTACGCAACCGCCACAAACTGCGGGCATATGCCCTAATAAACGGGCTTCCATAGTAGTCGTCCGACCTGTTGGTATGGTGGATGACCAGACACGGTCTTTCCAGTTGCCGTATAGCTTGGAACATCGCCCCAACTCCTACTTCATCGGTAATAGGGCCGCCAACTGCCCTCGCTAGGCTATCCACGATAATGAAGTCTATGTTCTGCTCCAGTATGCGAGTCTGTAACCCCTCCAACATCTGGGCTAGGGGTATCTTGGCTGGCATATACAGCATAGGAGAATCAGACTCCACTCCCAACCCTGAGTCCACCCGCCTGAGTCGTCGGCGTATCTTCTGGACGGTTGTTTCATAGTCCAGTAACAGCACCCGCCCCTTGATGGTTCTTAACCCACTGAAGTCCACCCCGTGATGAATGCACTCCCCTGCTATGAGGGCGAACATGGACTTACCGCTTCCCGACTGCCCATAGACCACGTTGATATCTCTGGTAATAAGGTTGGGGATTATCCAGGTGTCGTCTTCCTCCTCGTCTCCATCATAGGGGTTTATAAGCGGCTCCCCTGCATAGTAGAGGTCTTTGATGCGTTCACAGGCATCCCGTACCGTCCACCGCCAATCGTTGGTTATAACAGGATGCCCCAGACCGAAAGTATTCTTCAGCCCTGGGTCACCTTCCTTGTCATTTCCCAACAGGTCTTCAACGATGGCCTTCCTGAGAGCGTTCCTGGCGGTTTGAGTCACCATCCCGCTTCTGCTCTTATACAGTTCATGCCATGTCCCTGTCCTGTTGATTGGTAATGCGTTCCAGACCCCATTATCCGAGGTCGCCATCACCGTTATATGCGCCCCGAACTCATAATGTCTGGTAGCATCAATCTGCTTAACAACCATGACAATCCCAACCCCTTGGTCGTTATAGGTAAAGACATCATAGTCTCTGGTTAGGGTTATCATTCTGTCCTCCTGACAACCTTCGGCACTTGTGGTTCCGGTGGTTTGTAGGTTGACTCCTGATATCTGGTGCGTTCTTTGCGGGGCTGTTCCTCATAGGGTTCTGTGTCCCTGCGGTCATTGGCTCTGCGGGTTTCACTAATGAACTCCTTCCATAAGCCAATGTTGATGCAGTCCAGGCAATATCGCTCAGACTGCACAGAATGGAACTGACCGCATAAGGGAATACCCATGCGTCCTCCTGGCCTCACTTTCATACAACACCCACTTCATACAGTTTCTCCTTGGTATGCTCTACCGAGTAGATGGCCTGACAAGCCTTGAATACTTTGGTGGCCTTCTTCAAATCCACCTTCATCCATTGTGTCCGCTTGGTGTCCTTAAAGACATACACTATGATTGCCTGACTGGGTTGGGGCATATCCGGAAACTCTGGCCCCATCTCCTGAATGGCACTTATATAGCCCGCAACCTGGGCTGCGTGAGTATGGTTGTTCTGGAAATATTTTCTGGTCTTTTTAATCGAACCATCAGGCTGTTCTGCGTAGCTGAATTCATCGGTTGTCTTCCAGTCAAACAAAGTTTCAACCCCATCCAGGTATCCTATAGCATCGCAGGTTCCTGCGTACTTGTCTTGCCCGTTATAGACCATCTTCTCAGATGCCCACCAGGTCACCCCCCTCTCGTTGAGGGAGGAGTACCATACACCGAACAAGGGCGACGCATCGGTTGGTTGTTCACCTGTGGCAATGAACTCGTTGATATTGTTATGCAGTTCACTCCCGATGGCTATTGCTTCTCCACCAACCGTCTCGTGAGCCGTTGCGTCGTTATGTTTCACCGCCAACTTAGCAGCCCAAGTTAACAACCCAGGGCCACCCGTGTCGGCGTGTTTAGCAATGGTGCTGATTGATGGCAGTTCGGTCTTGGCATCCAACCTGGGGTCACCCTCTACATAGTAAGCGTGATATGTCCCCTTCCCCGCCTTCTTGTCTACCATTGTGATAACTGGTTCTGCCATCAGTTGGCCTCCTCGTCTGCACTGTTATCAAACAGGTCGCCATGAATGTCCTGCGGTGGATAGCTACCGTAATTTATCCAGTAGCGAAAATATTCCTCAGTGACCCATTCCTGTACCATGTTCTTGGTCACCACTATTTCCTCACCGTCCCTGTCTAACCGTCCTGCTATTATCAGGTCAGCATAGATACGAGCCATATCCTTGGCGTTCATCGCTGCTGTTCTGGCATGGGTATTGAACTCCCTCCAACGACTTGCCATGTCTGGCGGTAGAAAGGCTCTCGGTGGTTGTGGAGCCTGGGCTTGTGGCTTGGCTTGTGGTGCTACTGGTGGAGGGGTTGAGCCGTCACCTGGTAAGGTCGCCACCACCTCTCGAATGCTATGGGTATAGTCCCCCTTATGACGTATCAATAACTGATAGCTTTGTCCTGCGGTTAACTTCCCCTTCACAAAGTCAATTGCCTCATACGTTGTTTCCGCTCCGTCTACTTCGCATATAACCGGAAAAAAACTGTACTTGCTGCTTGCCGGTTGTTTAACATCGCCAAAGGATATCACCCTGGCGTTGACCCCGTAGTCTTGTCCTTCTGTTACCATCATGGCCTCCTAGTTTTTTATTTGTAAAACCCATTCATAGTCCTCTTTGGTCAACTCGTTGAGTGACCTGGGAGAACCAAGCAGAACCAACTTGCGAATCAAGGTGTCGTATGTTTCCGACGGCATCTCTTTTAAGTCGGTCAGTATAGCGTGGGTGTCCTTGCTAATCCCTACCATCTTATATAGTTTGTCCTGGTTCATATTCCCCTCCTTTCTGGCTTTATGTGTACCGTACAACAACAGTTCAACCCCACCCCGACCCGTAGGTCGGAGAAGGGTTAAACAATAGGCCTTTTGATAGGGGTGATTAGCGGACAAGCAGGTCATATGCCTTCTGTCTTGTCTGCACCCCTGCACCGAACCATGAATTGTCCAACCGCTTATCATCAGCTTGCAACCCTGCCCCTGTTATGCGGACAGGGCGTTCGTGGTCTATGTACCTTGTAACCGCATTGTATGCAGCCCACTTGGTTCCACTCATGCCCCCGATGGTATTGGTAGGATGTCCCAGTTGTTCCAGTGTACCCTCGTAGGCTGTGCGAACTCGGTGGTCTTGCTCTGCATAGGTCTTGTCCTGTTTGAACTCATATAGTTCCTGCAGATACCGCTCCACCTCTAAGACCGTCATGCGGGTATTAACCAGTTCGTCCACCTGTTGGCCAAAGTGGTCGAAATATGCTTTCGCTACTCCAAGCAACTCTCTGGCTTCTCCTGCCCTGGTTAATAGGTTGCGGGTATGTTTACCATAGAACCCCGTTCCCTCTTTTGCCCTAAGAGCAACGGTTAGGGTATTGGCACATACTACCCGAATCGGTGTTAGCACTATCCGCAGGGCCGAACTTCCATCATGGCTGTTGGTCAGTAGGATATAAGGCTGTATTGTGTCCCCTGGTGTCACCTTGATATCATCTGGCAGTTTTGCAAGCATCCAGACCCGCTTGCCCCCATGTATAGAACCTGCGGTATGGTATACAGCCTCGTCGGTCATTACCAGCTCGTCCATCATTCCAAAGCACCCTCGGTTCTGTGCTACCTGGTAACCATCCCCAAAGATACCCATTACCAACCCCGTGTCCTCCCTGACGACTGCTATCTTGTTAGGAACTTCCTTACCCTGCACATATACCGGTTCCGTCACCACGTTCCAATCCAACCCTGCTGCAGCTATGGCTTCCTCGGCAGTTGCTACACCCTCCACATTCTTCCCTAGCCTATGCCAGGGAGCCGCCCCCGTGTACATCATCCCGTCTGTCTCAGTTATTCCATGTGCCATTATTCGGCCTCCTTAAATTTATTATCCCCATTGTTCAGCCATTGCCATTGCTAGACCCGCATATGTCTTGGAGCGTTCTTTCCACCTATCGGGCGATGGCCCTAGCTTGTTTTGACCAGACGGGGTCTGGTTGGCATATCGGTTCTTACTGATAACTCCAGTTGCCATTAAAGGTGATAACCCCTTCAGCCACAAACAGGTCTTCTTGGATGCATCCTCGCCAAACATCCAAGGCTGCACTATCTGGTCGGGCTTTCTGATATGGGTGCTGATAACACCAACAGGATTCTCAAGTGCTATCCTGTCTATCGGTGAATCAAGCAAAGCCCGCACAAACTCCAACGCCCTCTGCTGTCTTCCATCGGCCCGCTTTTCAACGAAATACCTTGCACCTGATACACTCAGGTCGGTACAGGGTGGGAACGCAATCAGCATATCCCACGACCCTTCCCTTATCGCATCCAGAATGTCGCCCTGTATATGATGCCCGTCCGATTCGGAAGGCAACAGGTCACAACTGACAGCGTGGTGACCCCTAGCCGTGAACGCATCCCTGACTATGCCACTGAATTCACAGCCCACTAGAACATTCATTTGGCCTCCTTCTTAGCTTTCCAAGCGTCTGGATATTGTTTCTGTATTACTATTCTGACCTCATACCATTTCCTCATTAGTTGGCCTCCTGTGGGCATTCACGACAATATGGATCATATTCGCCATCTTCCTGATGCTGTTCATGTTCTGCCGTTGCATCATCTTCCTCGATGCGGCGGATTCGGCTTTGCCTATCCCACTCGATGGCTTTCTCTAAGCCCTTTATAACCTTTCGATTTAACTCATTCATTATTCGGCCTCCTTCTTAGCTTTCCAAATGTAATAAATCCGCACTATCTCTTCTGGCAAGTCTTTGACCTGACAGAACCCTCGACACTCGAGCCTATTATCCATATGTCCTCCATTCAACTGCTCGGTTGTTTTTGCTAGTCCTTGGGACTTCTAGCTTCGGGCAGTTACACCAGAGGGCGTGAACCCTCTGGCCCCTCCTGCGTCTAGTTTGTTCCTGCTTCCCATTCCATCCTTGCCTGTAGCTTTTGCACTAACTCACCGATATCAGATGAAACAATGCCTCTGCCTCTATAATTTACCGCATAATAATATGGAAGGTCTCTTAGCGGGTGATTATAAAATTTAGCATGAGTAATAACATAATTGCTTGCCTTCTCTGCATAATCGTTCATCGTGTCCTCCTGTTTCTTACTTTCCACACCTTGATTATATAATAACTGTAACGGAATTACAATACTTTTATATGTAATTATATACTGTCTTTTAGACACAAAGAAAAGTGACCAGGGGGAGGACAACCACCCTGGCCACTTCATGGAGGTGTATAGGTCGGAGGCCACCGTTCCTATACAGCCCGATTATATCACGAGATTACTGGGTTGCTGGCTCTGCTATCGACACCTCAACATTGTCAGTGATGGTTATGTTAGCCCCTGTTACAGATGTGGCAACAATAAATTCTTTCGTGGAAAATCCATCGCCCATTCCTACTTCATTGGTCAAAATTTCTAGCGTTCCAACAGTCAACTTGTACAGGGCACAAATGCCGCCCTTGGTGTACAGGTTACTCAGTCGTAGTGTGCCTATCCTTCCGTTCACACCACTTGAAGGAGCCTGGATTTGTATACGGTCATAAGTACCGCCAGAAGTGACCATCGCTTCTGCCTGATGATGACCACCACCAATGGCCAGCATCCTTGCGGTGCCTGGTGACGGCCCGATTGATTGGCCGTCACTGGCATTGCCTATGATATTTATGGTATGAGCGTTAATATCTATAAGTTCTAACTTCTTACAGCGTGAGTTCTCAAATATCAGATGACCTATTTCAAGCCTAGTATTTGTTCCCCCAGTTACTACGTTCCCCCCGACATCCACAACGTTCTGCTGACCTGATGGGAGCGCACTTCCTGTAAAGACGCTGCCCACGCTGACATTCTCGATGGTGATCTCCCTCACGGGGGTTGAGCCGAGGCTTATCATCAACGTGTTATCGCCATCAGTATAGCTAGTGGGTACATCTAATGGGGCATTGTTACCTACAACGCTTGCTGCATAAATACCACTGTCACCACGACTGAAGCTGCGACCCTCCATGACTTCTGCGGCTATAGCCCCACCTCCGACGGCACTCCCCGCGACCAGCATACTGACGGCCATATTCGGCGAAACGCCAAGACCCTTTGTTAGGAAGATATAGGGCAAGCGTATCGTGGTGAAGAGTGCCCGCCATTTGGCAGACTCGGATTGCAGATATTCTATCGTGCTGAGGATCTTATCCCGGTAATAGATAACCTTGTTATATGTACGGCGAGGTGACTCAAGGAACTTCCACCACCCCCACTGAATCGCTATCAAACTACTTACCCACAACTCAGCTATAAGCATATGACTACTCCTGCTCTAAGACCTTGAGCGAGACTCCCCCAAGGAATCCAAATACCGAACCAATCACGGCGGTCACTACCTCAGTTGCACCCATCTCCAGCCCTATCCACATACCCACAATTCCGAAAATGGTTCCACAAAGGATAGCAGCCATTATCTGAGGGCGCAACTTACCGACCATCTGACTTACCCCCGCCGTTGTTCTTCGCCTTAGGGCTTGTCAAAATCCCTAATTTGCCCCCCAGTTGTCCCCATTCTGGCACAGACAAATATCCGTCTTTGAACGCCTCTAGCCCCCACTCGGCAACAGCTTGTCTTTCCTGCGGGGTGTCCAGTTTGTCCACCATCCGCAAAGCCAGTTCTATCATGGCACGTTTATCCTTAGATAACAACTTCATCAATATCTTCAACATGGGAACCTCCTTTATTGCTCTAACGTCATTAGTCCTGGCAAGATAGTAGATAGCTTGCGTGAACGCCTGTCCGGCTGTATTTGTAATGAGTCTGTGTCGTAATCGTAAACCGTTTCCATGATGTAGAAGGTGCGGACATCATCAAGGGCTAAAGCAGCAGAAGCAGGAACTAAATCTTGAATGCGTATAACCTCTCCTGCCCTGATAAACCATTTAGGAACTTCTTCTAGCTTACCGCCCGAATCCGCTGTTGTCCTATAGACACTCCCATTGATTGAGAACGCTTGCTTTTGCCTGGGATATGCCTGTTCTGTAACGTGCATAGTGCCAGCATCCTCTGCGGGCGTTGCCCCGATTCCAGTGGGGAGGTTCCACTTTTCTTCTCTCCGTGGGTACAACAACAAGCTGGCTGCATCTGTAACCGTGCTTCTCTCCGTGGTTCCTGAGAACGGCAGAATGGCATTCCTTAACTCTACTGCAGACTGGTCTAGACTCAAGTTCTGGAACGAATCAAGCCAGACATGCCAATCTATTTTCGCAACAGTTCTCTTAAATAAGTAAGGCTTTCTGTCGTCCCATATAGCAAAGAACCATACCCCATGATCTGCATCGGAAACGGCAGTTAATTCATTTATACGAGTCTGCGGATATTCATTAGTCGTGTAGTTGAGTCCAACAAAGTCTACAGTTCCTTCTGCTATATTGCTCTGGTCGCTGTTGATATCCGGACATTCCTCGGTAAGCATTTCCGCAATAATTTCATGGATAAAATGACCACTTCCTGCTGTCCAATCTGTATGGTCTGCCATACTGTAAAACTGGTCACGGCAAGCATTCCAGTACCCATAGCATACTACGGTTACGCTTTCTTCACCCATCTGGATATTTAACTGAACCTCCATAACCCGACCTTCCCAAACTAAGGTCAGGCCGTCGTGAACAGTGACACGACTAAAGTGTCTGCCCTTCTTCCCTTCCCTGGACAACCAGAGCCATGCCTCTTCTCTTCTCATAGATACATTAAACCTACAGACCTTAAAGCCCCCGTTCAGTGCTGTCGAAAATTGCAACTTACTGGCTCTATCTGTTAGGTCATCCAATAGAGTGGGAGATGTTAGGTTGCCGTCATACATCCGTATCTCAAGGGCCATTATGCTCCCATCACTTGCAAGAACCTTGGCCTATAAGTTGGCTTTAGCGTAAACGTGTCCGCTATCGTATGACCGTCGCTGTTTTTCGCTAATATATAAATGCGAGTACCCTCTGGATGCAGTTCTGGAGAACGACCTAATTGAGACGATGGAAAGCTCTGCACTATATTAGAAGCATCAACAAGGTATAGACCCTTGGCCTTGCTGAATGAATCTAGCAGAATAACATCAGTACCACTCGTCTTTGTAGTGTAGTTACTGCCACGGTCATTCGGAAGCAAGAACACGAAATCCAGATACCAGTCCAGGTCTTGGTTAGCAGATGTCTGGTCTGTTGCTCCTCCAGTCCATCCACCAAATATCTTGAGCGTAAACGTAGCAGCAGTCATATTGTCAGGAGTATTTATAGGTGGAATCGTCACTGTTCCTAAGTCCAAAATGTTTCTGACACTGGAGTTTCCTGCCGATATTGTCTGAGCGTCCATAGCGATAAAACTGGCTGTGTCAGGGTTCGTATCATCCAACAGCGTAACGTCTCCATAGGTGTAACTCATACCCCATGTCCAAGAAGCAGCAGCATGAGTATTACCCCCACCAGAAGATTCTCCTATCCGCACTCCTGCAAGAACCCTATAAGTTCCCCTGGGAGGCGAGGCAAAATCAAAGTTAAGACGGTAGTATGTATCTGCAGCTAAATAGGTAGAAGGACTCCCGCTTACTTCTACATAAACGTGCCTTGCTACCCCTGCACTTTCGGAGGAAGATGAACTCGTTCCGTTGACTGTGAACGTATACCCAGACTGTGCTTGGACGTTTGCTGCAGCATCGTTTGCTTCACCTTCTACCCACAAGTCATCTCCTACCTGGCTCCCATGTCTAGCACCAGACCAGAACTCTGTGTGGGCTTGTGCTTCTGTAACCAACAACTGCAACTCAGCAGGAACATCACCACCAGTATCAGCAAAGTCTATATAGTTGCAATCTGTCTGTGCAGTCTCATCATTGTGATTCCCTATGTTTCTACTGCTTGCCCACCCTGTAGGAACGGCAGAAGCTAAAACGGCAATCACGTTATCTATATAGGCAGTTCCTGTAGCATCTGCTGCTGTAGCTTCAAGGCGCAGCCTCACAATAACCTGGGTCACGCTACCTGGTACGGTGTTATTATTGGCTGTTAGCTTAACGAATTCACTGGCATTAACGGTTGTGGTGGATACCTCAACATCTGTTCCAGTATTGTAATCCAACTCCATAACTACCTTGCAGTTGCTTAAAGCATCCACCCGAACCCAGCACTGAAACGACCAGACCTCAGCAGCATCTACATCTGTAAGAGTTTGATTGCGTTCTATAACCTGACCGCTTCCTCCTGAGTCCGTCATCACCAACTTCATAGAAGCTGCTCCACTCTTTTTGACAGTCGTGTCTCTTGTGGTCGTTCCTGTAGCTGTCTTGGTTTCTCCCCAATCTCCAAGTGCGGTTCCTGATAGTTCAAACCCTGCGTTCTGCACATAGTTCTCTATCGTTTCTTCTGCACCATAAGCAAAAGGCTTACAGACTAGGGTTAGTGAAGCCCTGGCTATCTTAGTGTTGATCCTATGCACTGGAGAGAACTCATCTCCGATAGCTAGGCTTCCATCAAGAACGTGGAAGTCTACCTGGTTGGTAGCACCTTCCCACTTCCTGCGGAGTATAACCTGACTACCTAGCCCTGTTACGCTATACTCAGCAGCCCTCTCGATTAACGAATTGATAGCATTGATATTAGCAATCAAGTTGTCTTGAGACGTTCCGCCTATAAGCAAAGTAACCTGTACTGCCCTGTTGTTATATACCCTTTGCGTAATATCGCTCCCATGTCTGGCAAGGTTCTGACCACCAACGGCTGTTCTTCTTTGAGGCACAGGGGCCATAAACGGCATCATGGCCGTGTAGTTCGTACCATCATTAAGGTCTAAGGTTGTCGTGTCATTCTGAAACGATAAAGTCCAAGCCATAACTCACTATATTCCTTCGTAATTTTCCATATCATCCTCGAACGTATTTCCAATGGAAAGACCTATATCTCTGCCAGCTAATTCAAGTTTCGCCTTAGTTGTTCTTGGCATTGTAACCCTGCCAAATTCATCGTTCCAAACCCCTCCAATACCTGTTGCCTTTAATTGAGTAGCAGTCCAATCACCACTCTCAGAGCGGGGGTCTGCAAATATCTTCATGGCATCGTTAAGGTTGCCATACCCGCCCCATCCTCCACTGCCTCCGCCACCGCCACCAGTAGCGATTGAAATACCTCCAGCACCACCTCCAGTTCCACCACCCATACCACCAACGGAAGGAAGTGCAGAGGCGACAGAAGGACTTGGTGCAGTCATGTCTGGAGGGCCACCATCCCCCCAATCGGCTCCAACTGGGAGACTCCTCTTGTAGGTATCCCATAACAACCTAGACCGATCTTCTGCGTATTGAACTCTCCTGCCAAAGTCTATATGCTTATTTCCTAATTTATCCAACGCAGTAGATAGTGTGGGTATATGGGTTCCAGCTATGTCGTTAAATCTAGTAATCAATGAGTCGAGAGGCAGGGTCATACCTTGAAAGAAACGTCCAAAGCCATTAAGCATCCCCTTCAACCCTGTTTCTGTTCTACCCTTTATATCAAAAAGGTTCGCATCCCATGCTTGTCCAAGTCCATACAGTGCTGCAATTAATGCACCAACTCCAACAACACCAGCAGCAGCAGCAGCAGACACACCGATGGCAGTAAGCCCAGTAAGAACCGCAGGAAAAATGACTACAAGTGCAGCAAGCCCAGCAAGAACAACAGCAAGGGCTGTGCCAAGGAGAATAAATTTACCAGCCCCTTCCACCGACTCTGGGTGCATAGTAGTTAACCCTGCAGTAACCTCTGTTAGTTTCTCTACAATAGGAATCAATACAGGCAGAAGCCCTTCCCCAAGCGTTTCCTTCAAATCTCCCACCGCCATGTTCAATCCTATAAACGGGTCTCTATTAGCTGCTGCAGCACCCCCTACAGCAGCAAGAACCTTAGCAAGTCTTTCTCCAAACCCAGCAGTCTTATCAAAGTTCATCCCAATACTTATCGCCTGGTTAACCTGACCAGACAATGCTCTTGTGAGAGTTCCGGATACAGTTTCAAGACTCTTACCCGATGCTGAAGCAGCATCCATAACGGCTGGCAATGCCTCCAGAGCCTTGTCTACTGAGCCAAGAATCGGAACCATTAAAGCCAATGCTCTTATCTGTTGCTCGTCTCCAAAGTTGGTCTTCCTTTGGAGCGCACTGGTCGTATCCATTATCCGTTTTTCGACAGAAGCAAAACTGATTCCTAAGTTATTTACACCTGCAGCCAGAGTAGAGACAGCCCTCCTCTGCTCCATAGCAGCAGCAACGAATGATTTGATGGCTACAGTACCAGCAACGCCTATCGCTGCAAAGGCGACACCAGCCGTTTTAGCGTGTTTGGTAAGGCTCTGTAAGCGAGTGCCAACATCCTTAAATCCACGCTCTGCTTTATCGGTATCGGCTTTTACTTTGATGATTACTTCATTTGCCATATCACATACTCGTTGACAGATTCGCTAGGTTTTGAGCCATAGACTGTTCTGGGCTAAGTTGCTGATGTTCTTGTGATTCGTGATCTCCTGCCAAGGTGGTCACATTATGAATCTCAAACAGTAAACTGATATCTTCCGTTAATAACTGCGACGGTAAGCAACTATACCTCTGGCATAGATTATCTATCATTCTGACTTTCATAAGTGTCCAGGGTTCCTTCACCACATTGCCGTCTTCATCTATCCCACCACCTACGGCCCTCCACCGTTCAAGTTCTCGTCTAAAGGGGCTGGTGTTCCTACAATCGCTTGAGTCCATTGCTCAAGAATAATGTTAGCAAGGGCTATCGGAATAGAGTGCATCCCCTTGCTGTCTGCTTCTACAGGGTTCCCATCGCTATCGAGAAGGTTCCAGTTTTCTAGAACCGCCCTACCAAATAGAGCATAGACCTCCATCTGTTTCTCGCCCTGCAACATTTCCTGTATCTCCAACCAAGTTCCAACCGAAACATCCAAACGCACCACAACCTCTGCTCCTTCATAATCTCCACTGAAGACTAGACGGGCTGTGCGCTTGGGAATACTAAAGCCGTTCACTGCTTTCTGTGTGGCTACCATGACTCCCTCCTATTTCATTATGCCCAAGTTGGTGCTGTACCGCTCTGCAATACGGCAGGAGCCGTAAAAGTTAACTCTCCTGATGACGCACGGGTTAAAGCGTAATCGGTGATGAAACACTCTGTAGGGAGCGTCTGGCCTGACATCACCAGGGTAATCGTGCGAGATGCCGTAGCACTTGCCACGGTCTTCAGTACATCATGCGACACGTTGCTTGCATCGTTGAACACCCCGTTCATGGTGATGCTGAAGTCAGACAAGAGTAATAGTCGCTCAATAGCCGCCTTGTCTACGCCTGTTACATCTTGGACTCCCCTGGGTATTGCCCAGTCTACTGAGGTCAAGTCATTTTCGATACTCCTCGCAGACCCTCCACTATCATCCACTGCCACAGTCATTGTCGGTGCTTCCTTCGCCATCTCTACCTCCTATTAGCTTTATATACTTCCTCGTTAAATTCGTCCGTCCAACGATTGTATTCCATTGCTTGACGTTCTAAATTCCCCTCATTCCTGCCATATTTATTTTTGGTGAGCCACGGGCCACGATCTAACTTCTTTTTATGCGCTCTTGCTTGACCTTTGAAACAAGTCTGCCCTGCTTCAAAATAATAAGCAACGAGTTCCCCTTCGTCCATACGTTTGCAGCTAAAGTTTTTCATTACTGATATTAGATACCTATCGTTCTTACTACCCTTCTCAACCCTCGTAACCCATCCCATAAGATACTGAGGACAATCAACCTCTCGACAGGTCGCCGTCTGCCAATGGGTGCGGCTAGGCCAGTTCGCCTCAAAGTGATTGCTATGCGTAGGCTGTAACATCCACAGACTCTCCTCGCCTGTACATAATAACGAACTTGGCATTACTGAATGTCCCTGTTGAGGTTACCCGCAAATATCGGTTCACCGTTCCGGATGCTTCCTTGCGCTCCGCTGTTGGCTCATTACCATCAGACACCGCCGTGAAGGTTATCAGGTCTGACCAGCTGGAATTGTTAGACGAATGCTGTAACTTGATTGTCGGTGCGCCACTATTGATGTCTATTAACTGTAGATAGGCGGCAATGCCATTGCTACTAGAGGAGCTATCATCCTTGGATGAACTGCTACTGGCACTTGAATGCGTAGCCTCGGCCTGTAGCAACACCCCCCATTCAACTGGAGTCCCCTGCCCCAAGCATTGCACGTTCAGGCTCAATGCCTTGTCCTGAGACTTACTGCCGTCATAGTTGATTTGCTTAGCTACCAGCCCTGCAGCCGGACTATCAGCAGCCGTCCCCCTGCAATATAGAACCTGTACATCCGTCGTCGGCAATGGGGAGAATGCAGCGTGTTCCAGATGGGTTCCATCATCGAACCAGGATGTTACCGTTATCTCTCCATCGGCCTGTCCTTGTAGTCTAACCATAGCCGCCGAGTCTATGGTTGGGGTGTCTATGGTAGCCCGTCTTGAACTCACCGTATCCATCGAGGTCACGTTGCCAGATAGGTCACGCCCCCCGACATATATTGCATCGCTGATTCCAGATTGCTTCGCCATTCTATACTCCTGTTCCTGCTAGGGTTGCGCTCCCATTAACTATAAGAGGGACGGTTATATCGGCAATGCGGTACATACTACCCCCGACATCTATATACCCATAATCGACCCGCATCTGAGTACCATCCATGCCAGCAGCATCTATGGACATAATGCTGGATTCTAAGTCTGTATCTCCTAGAAGGTTCTCCATTAACTTGGATACACTAATTGCCACTTCTGTTTCTATATTCTTTTGTGGATCGGATTCTGCTGCAAGCATATCTTTGTACACTCTAATAATGACAACGTGATTCTCCCTGGTCTGGCCTCCTGCATATATCAGGTTGACCCCCACGGATTGCATAAAGACAGCAGTATGCAATCCTTGTGACAGAGGCTGTTTAGGCTCTCCGATCTGGACAGACTGAAACAATCCTATGTCTTGCACATAGGTCTTTACTGCATCAAGGCTGCTACTAATATCAAAGGCCACTACACTCCATTCATTCTGGAGGCAAGTTGTCTAACGAACTTTCTCGCCTCATTCTTAACTTGTCGATTTAACCATTGACCCGTTTTCCTAAAAGCTGCATACCCAGGAAATCGCAGAGGGCTATTCCTTGAAGATATACCTTCCAGCCACGGCCCATAGACCACATTCCCATCACTAATCTCGCCCTTCAATCCTTGCACTTTGCCATTAACATTTCGCCTGTAATGACCAGTGCTGGCCGAACCTACCCTATTTCTCTCTGCTGCCTGGAAGGACAAATACACCCCACGAGGACGAGGAGCCAGCATTCCATCAAGTCTTTGCTCACCCATCTCTACCAGTCTCCTGATGAACAATTCTGTAGTGTTCCTCGTGACCCTCCTGGGTCTATTAAATAACGGGCCACTGGCCTTTACCTCTAACCCAAATCCCATTAAACCACCGCCTCCCTGGTCTTCCGGTAATAGGCCACCATTGAAGTGCGGAGTTGGGTTACAGTCGCCCCTTCCAATTCTCTGTCTGGGAATGTCCCTGCATTAACGAACCCCGTGCCAGTTGTAGTCCTTGCCCAACCTGCGTTCTCCTGGTGGTAGGTAGATAACGCCTCGGCTAGACACCACCTGGCAACGTCATTATCTGGGGTGTACTTACTGATAGTCGCATCATCCGAATGGGATGCAGCGGTTGTACCGTTCAGCCCTCGTTCAATGGTTAGGGTTCGGTTCACATGGATGGCCGCATTGTTGCTATGTGCTGCAAGGACAGAACCATCCCATGCCCTGATAACTGTTAAGTCATTGGTGCTAACCGATACGACATACATCTGCTCAGACC